CGGATTCCTCGGGTGTCATCATGGCGCTGTACGGCAACATGGCCAACAGCTCCTACTACGGCATCCGCCAGGCCATCGAGATCGCCAGCTCGGATCAGGTGAATTTCCTGTCGGATCAGACCGTGATCCGTGCGGTGGCTCGCGTGGCGATCAACCACGCCAACCTCGGCAGCTCGACGGTCGCCGGCCCGATCATCGGCCTGGTCGGTGCGGCCTAAGCCTGACGCCTTGACTCGTGTGCGACTCTGAGCGGGCGGCTTCCAAGCGGGGGCCGCCCGCTCTCTTTTGGAGTCACGCATGATCGTGCGAGTTGGTGGCACCGAGGCCGACATTCGCGTTGAAGCCATCCTGTCGATGCCCAGGCTCTCGTTTACGGCCAACCACTTCGCTTGGGCTCAGGCGCTCATGCCGCTAGGGATTCGCCCCACGATGGGCACTGGTGCGTTCTGGGACCAGGTGAACACGCGGGTCATGGAACAATTCATCGACAAGGCCGAGTACCTGCTGACCATCGACTACGACACGTTTTTCACGAAGGAAGACGTTGAGCACCTTTTCGCCATGGCGATGACGTTCCAGTGTGACGCCATCACTGGGCTGCAGACGAAGCGGGAAGACGGCCGCCCGATGCTCACGCTGAAGGGCACGCTGGACAATCCGCCCGAGGGCGGCACCACAAGCCTGCCTGCGTCGTGGTTCGCCGAGCCTGTGCAGGAAGTAGACACGGCCCATTTCGGGCTTACCGTCATCAGCACGGCCGCCCTGAAGCGTGCAAAAAAACCGTGGTTCTGGAGCAAGCCGGGACCAGACGGCGCGTGGAACGACGGCCGTGTCGATCCCGACATTTACTTCTGGCGGAACTGGCGCGATAGCGGGAACCGTGTGTTCGTCACGCCCCGCGTGGTTCTCGGCCACGGCGAGTACGTGGTGACGTGGCCTGGCCGGGATCTCGGCAAGCCTGTTTTCCAGTGGACTACGGATTTCACGAACACGAGCAAAAAGCCCGAAACTGCATGGAGTGTGCCGCAATGAGGAAAATCACATTTACCCGCGCGTGGCGGGGCTACCGCAAGGGGCAGACTGTTGAGATTTCCGGTGGCCTGGCCACGCAGCTGCTCGCCCAGCGCGTGGCGGTTGAGGACACGCAGGGCCAACTGATCGAGACGGCAGCCGTCGAGCACGAAGCCGAAACGGCCGACGCCACACCCAGGAAACGCCGCCGTGCAATATCGAAGCCTGACTCGCCAGACCGCACCAGCCGTTGAGCCTGTGACGCTCGCAGATGCCAAGGCCCACCTGCGGGTTGATACGGCCACGGACGACGCCTACATCGGGTCGCTTATCACGGCGGCCCGCGAGTGGGTCGAGCAGTATCTGGACCGCACGCTGGTGCATACGCAGTGGGTGATGCGGTTCGACAAGTTCCCGCCTGACGGCACGCACGACATCGAGCTGCCACGCCCGCCGATGGCAACGGCTGGCACGACCACGGCGGTGGCCCTGACGTTCACCTTCGAGAACGGCACCACGGCGACCTACTCGACGGCCAGCTACCGCGTGGACCGGGACGGCGTGCCGGGCACCGTGAAGACTTTGTACGGCCAGACGTGGCCGCCGCACCTACAGGACGATAACGCCATTAGCGTCACGTGGTGGGGCGGCTACGGCGCGAGCGGCACGAGTGTGCCGGCTGCGATCCGGCACGCCATGCTGATGCTCGTGGCGCACTGGTACGAGTATCGTGGTGCCGTGCTCACTGGAACGATCTCAAAAGAAATTGAGTTTGCAGTGAAATCCCTGCTCGACTCACAACGCTGGGGCTCTTACCGATGAGCAACGTATCCGGCACGATTTCCGTAAACGTCGAGTTCCGCGACACGACCACGTCTAGCGGCGTGCAGTCGCTCAAGACCGTCACGCTGCGTGAGGCTACGGAGTACACGACAGGCAAGGTGGCGATCGTGACAGGGACTGTAGGCACTGCGACAATCCAAGTTAATCCAGCTAATCTTGGGTACAAAAATTCAACCGGAAACGCTGTTCAATTCACAAGCGTGCAGAGGATTGCGTTTGTGTCCACTGGCGATAGCACCAAGTGTTTTTTTGACGATGTATCCTTTGAATCATCAAATGGCTTGGCGGCAATTTGTAACGGAAGACAGGACGAAATAATTAACATTGAAACACGGTCTGGCACAGCCTCGTACACCATTGTTCTCTACGGCACATGATTGACCCCGGCAAACTCCGCGAGCGGGTGACGGTGCAGCAGGCTGCGTCCACACGCAACAGCCTGGGCGAGTCGGTGCTGTCTTGGAGCGATTGGCAGACGGTCTGGGCCAGCGTTGAAGGCGTCTCGGCCCGCGAATCGCTGACGGCCGGCCAGCAAGAAACGACCATAAGCCATCGGGTGCGTCTGCGTTACCTGCCGGGCCTGTCATCCAACATGCGGTTCTCGTGGCGGTCCCGCACGCTGGATATTGTCAGCCTGCTCGAGCACGGCAACCGCAGCGAGCACGAAGCCATCTGTCAGGAGCAGCTGCCCTAATGGCCATGTTTGCCGGAGAGCCGCTGATCAAGCTGGCCGTGGGCCGTGGCAAGGCGGCAAAGGCGTTGTATTCGCTCGCGCCGCTTGATGACGTTGTGGACGAACTAAAGAAGCTGCCGGCCGACATCTCCAACAGATACCAGCGCAGGGCACTGAAGAAGGCGGCCCAGCCAGGCAAGGCTGCCCTGGAAGCCAACGTGCGAGCCATCGGCCAGGTTACGGGCAACCTTCTGGCGAGCATTACAGAGCGAGGCAAGAGCTACACAAACAACAAGTTTCGCGTGCCCGTGTCGGTGATCGTCATCGGCTTTCGCCGCCCAGTTGGTGGCGGTGCTCAACGGACAGCCGAGACGGCATTCGGCGGCTCTGTGATGAAGGGTCCGAACCGGGCCTATCACTCGCACCTGGTCGAGTTTGGAACGAAGGGCCGCCGTACACCAGGCAAGAGCCGAGTGGTGAAGCGTCGCCGCGTGATTCTCGACGGGCGGATCATCACGCAGCGGGAACGTCGAAAAGAGCAGGCCCAGAACAATCCACGGCAGATTCTTTCTTCGTGGAACTACCGTCGCGGCAAAGGCTCGTGGCAGGGCCGCTATCCGATCGACTTCATTGCAAGCGGCTCGGTGGCACCGATGCCCGCCCTGCGTCCGCTCGAGCGTGCGTTTCAGCAATCGCGTGGTGCGATGAAAAGCATTCTCGACGTGGAAATGCGGAAATCGCTTTCGGCGGCATTGCGGGCCTTTGAACGCAGGAACAAGGCAGGCGACAAATGAAAAGCCCCGAAGCCGTTCTCCGTAATGCACTCGTGACCACGACGGCCGTATCGTCCGTGGTGTCGAACCGCGTGTATCCGCTGCTTGCCCCGCAGGCCGCGCCGCTGCCCTTTATCACCTACCGCCGCACGGGCATCCGCCGGATGCAGACGCTGGGCGCGCCGATGGGTGTGCCGCAGGTGAGCGTGGATTTCGATGTGTACGCCACGACCTACGAAGGGGCTCGCGACCTAGCCGACCGCTGCCGCTCCGTTCTGGATGGGTACGGGGGAACCTTCGACAATACGGTGGTACAGCAGACTTCGCTCGAAAACGAGCAAGACGATTTCGTGCAGCTGGCCGGGGCGGACATGCCGCCTGTGTACAGCGTGAAACTTTCCTTCGACATCTGGTGGCAGGAGACATAGGCACATGAGCACCCCGCATGCCGGCTCGGGCACGACGTTTTCCTTCGGTGGCACCAACTTCACCGTTACGAACATCGTGTACACGCTGACCGATGTGAATGCAGCCGACACGATCGACATCAGCCACCTTGGGCAGTCGGCGGGTTCTGCGGTGCTCACGCTCGACCGTCCGCTAACGGGTGCCGCAAACGACACGGGCCGCGAGGTGCAGATCGACTACATCGGCTCGTCGGTCATCAACGACGGTTCCACTGGCACGCTGGCGATCACTGGCGGCATCAGCCTGTCGAAGTCCGCGACCGTCTCGAGCTCGTCAGTGACGCTCGCCGTGAACGACGTGATCCGGGGCTCGGCCACCTTCCGCGTGGCTCGCTAACGCACGGGAGGTTTTCCCGTGGCCACGTATAGCACCGGCGTAGCAGTGACCTGGAACGGCATAGCGTTTCAGGAAATCACTGGCCTTTCTTGGACATACGGCGGCGGCCCGTCGAAGGGCCGCAGCGTTGCCTGGACTGACGACGCAGGCAGCGTCTCCATTGAGTGCCTAGGCAGCAACAACACAGGCGTTGCCAATTACGGCGTGCGGGCCACGCTCACGATCTCGGGTGGCGGCCAATCCTTGACGAACCAGGCAGTATGGGAGTCGCTCAGCGTGGCGAACGAAGTGAACGGCGTTACCCGCTACACCGTCACGCTGAAACTCTTGGACAACTGATATGGCACTGACACGCGAACAGATCGACCAGGCGGACGACACCAAGATCACGAAGGTGCAGGCCTTCGGTGGCGAAGTGTGCATCCGCCTTATGAGCGTAGGCGAACGAGACTCCTACGAGCTAAAGCTGGTGGAGGCCGGCGGCAAGGCGATCCCCGACTTTCGCTCCGAGCTCTTGAGCCGCACGCTGTGCGACGAGAAGGGCAACCTGCTCTATGCAGGCGAAGAAGGCGTGGAAGCCCTGAAGCGTCGCAGCAGCGACCAGATGCACAAGCTGTGGCAGGCGGCGATGAAGCACAACGCACTCACAGAGGAGGAGATCAAGAGACTGGCGGGGGAATGAACGCCCGTCCGACGCTTCAATTCAAGATGCGTTTGGCGGGCCACCTCGGGAAGACACTCGCCGAAATCGACCAGATGGATTCTCGGGAGTTCTCTCGGTGGCTGGCGTTCTCTAGGTGGTTCTCTCCGCTGGCCGACAGTTGGACACAAACCGGGATGCTGGCAAGCGCGATGCTTGCACCGTACTGCCCACGTGGCAAAGTGCCATCGGCAAGCGATTTCATCCCGATCGAAGACAAGGCACCGAAGCATCCGAACCAGATACGCGAAGTGCTCGAGCAGATGAAGCGAGACTTGGAAGGCTGAGATGGCAACCGTAGGACTAGGCTTTCAACTATCGGCGAATGCCACGCAGATGTCTGCGGGTATCAACGCTGGCGTCGTGGAGTTGCAGAAGCTTGGCTATGCCGCCAAGAGGACGCAGCAAGATGTTTCGACGCTGAAGACGATTGAGCTGTCTCGGGTCTTCATCTCTGCGATCCAGTCGGTGGCCGGCTCGTTCACGTCGTTTGTGGCTGGGGCCGCGTCTGCTGTGGCCAGCGTGGACGATCTCAGCAAGCGCACGGGCGTGTCTGCCCAGACTCTCCAGGCGTATCAGTTCGCAGCCGAGCAGTCTGGCGTGAGCGTCGAGACGTTCGGCAAGGGCATCCAGAAGCTTGGCATCAACCTCGGCGAAGCCCAGACGGGAAACAAGTCTGCAATCAAGTCTTTCGCGGACCTCGGGCTGTCGGTTCGTGATCTTGCCCAGCTTTCGCCAGAGCAGGCGTTTGAGAAGGTGGCGGCGGCAATCTCGCAGCTGCCTAACCCGGCGCAGCAGGCAGCGGCAGCCGTCAGCCTGTTCGGCAAGAGCGGCGCAGAGCTCGCGCCTCTATTTGCTGAGGGCGCTGGCTTTCTCGCCGAGATGCGAACGCAGGCTGAGGGGCTTGGCCTGGTGCTCGGCGACACGCAGGTGCAAAACCTCGCCCAGCTCGATGATTCCTTCGGCGTGCTGAGTGCCACCGTGCAGGCGTTTAAGCAGCGGGTGACGGCTGACCTTGCCCCGGCACTCACGGAAGCGTCGAGGTCTGCGGCCGAGTTCATCGCGTCGATTGACGTGCAGGCTGTGGCAAAGGCAGCCGAGGGTGCGATTGCCAGCCTGGCTGACGCAGGCCGGGTGCTCGGTGAATCGTTCCTCATCATCTACAAGGCCGCAGCCCCGCTGGCCAGCGCTGTGCTGCCGATTGTGGCTGACACGCTGTCAGTTATTGGCAAGAACATCCAGGGGGCTGCCGTTGGTTCGATTGCTGCGGCAACGGCTTTTGGTGCATACAGCCTTTCTTGCGTATCTGCGACGGCTGCCACGGCGGCATTGTCTGCAGCCGTCACCACGCTGCTTTCCCGCACTGGCGTGGGCTTGCTGGTCGTGGTGCTGGGCGCAGTGGCTGGCACCTACATCAACATGGCCACAGCGGCAGACGAGGCTTCAGACACGAGCACCGCAGCGGCTGACAGAATAACCAAGGCGATTGCCGACACGAAGACGCAGATTGAGGCTGCTACAGGCGCGGCAAAAAACTTTGGTGTTCAAGCCGAAGCAGCGTTCAAGCTGCCTGCCGAGATCACCGACGCCACGCTGATCCAGGGCACAGTCGATGAGGCGACCGCAGCATTTAAGAAACTGGCTCAAGAGTCTGGCAGCCTGGCTGCCGTGCCAAAGAATGTTGCCGACGCCTTCGACATTCTCAAGACTGACATTGAAAACCTTAATGCGGACCTATTCATAGATCCTGCCGTTGGTCAGCAAGCCGTTACTGATTCTGCGAGCCAGTTGCTTGCGCTGATTCAACAAATTACCAAGGCACGAACTGACGAACAGAAGGCTACGGAAGCTGTTGCTGACGCCGCCCGCAAGGCAAGCGAAGAGGCGAGCAAGCGAGTGCAGGGGCTTGTGGACTCTGGCCTCACGGACTCGGAAAAGTCTCGGTTTGAATACACCAAAGACTTGCTGGCGATTCAGCAGACCATTGCCGACGCTGAAAAGGCATTGGCAGACGCAAGGAAAACAGGAGACGCACAGGCAATCTCTGCGGCACAGCAACGGTTGACGCTAAC